AAATATAAAAAAGTTCTTGGAACTTTTCCAACAATAAAAAAATTGTCTGAAGGTGGTATGTGCCGAGGTATGGGTGCAGCTGTCAAAGGCGGAAACTTTAAAGGAGTAATGTAATGAAGAATGGAAGAATTAAAGTAAAAGGTAAAATGGGTGGTGGCATGTATAAATACATGGGCGGTGGCTCAGTAAAAAAGAAACCAACAATGGCTAAAACAGGAAAGCTAGTTGGTAAACAAAAAAATCTACCTAAACATTTACAAGAAAAAATTTTAGCGTAAGGATGAAATGGCTAGTTCAGGAACTACAAGTTTTAACCCATCAATCGATGAGGTCATTGAAGAAGCTTACGAGAGATGTGGCGTAAGAACAAATTCTGGTTACGATTTAAAATCTGCTAGAAGAAGTTTAAATCTTTTATTTTCTGAATGGGGCAACAGAGGTATCAATCTCTGGAAAGTTAAATCAAAAACAGAAACGCTAGTTAATGGGACTGTAACTTATACTACGCCAAGTGATTGTAATGATGTGCTTGAAGCTGTAGTAACTGTTTCAGGTGGTAACCAACAAACATTAACAAAAATTTCTAGGTCAGAATATATTGCAATACCAAATAAAACTGAAACAGGAACTCCATCGCAATACTATGTCGATAGACAAATAACACCAACTATTAGTTTATATCTGGCTCCTGATACGAGCGCAGTGACTAATATATTCTATTACTATCTTGCAAGAATTGAAGATGTAGGTGCTTATACAAATACAGGAGATATGCCTTTTAGATTTTTCCCTTGTATGGTATCTGGACTAGCTTTTTATTTATCACAGAAGATTGCACCAGATAGAATTCAAGCATTAAAACTTCTATATGAAGATGAACTAAAAAGAGCATTGGAAGAAGATGGACAAAGAACATCTGTTTATATCTCTCCTAATGTTTATTACCCTCAAGGATCATAATGGCTTTTGCAAAAGGAAAATATGCACAATCAATTTCGGATAGATCAGGACAAGCTTTTCCATACAGAGAAATGGTTAAAGAATGGAATGGTTCATGGGTTCACACATCTGAGTTTGAAGCAAAAAGCCCACAACTAGATCCAAAGCCAAAGAGAGCTGATCCTCAAGCATTATATAATGCTAGACCACAGAGGGCAGCACCTGTAACAGTATATCTAGATCCACAATATTGGCCAGGTCAATTTACAGCTAATGGAATGCAACCATCTGAAGATCCATTAGAAGAAAATAAAAAGAGACAAGTAGATTCTTTAGTAGGGAGTGTTACAATTAGTATATCATGACGTACGCTGAATTATTACAAAAAGTTAGAGATTATACTGAAGTTGGTTCTTCAGTTTTAACTGATTCTATCATTCAGAGCATGATAAGAGATGCAGAATTAAGAATTTTTAGAGAGGTAGATGCAGATTACACTAGGGAATATGCTACAGCTAATGTTAACATAGGCTCACCGTATTTAGATTTGCCTGCTTCTCCAGCTACAACATCTACAAGAACCTCGATCATTGTAAGATCAGTCTTAGTATTTGATTCAAATCAATCTCATGGAGTTGATAGTTTTGACAATAACGATAATGAAGAAAGACTTACCTTAATTAGTTTCTTTTATGATTTAAGTAAAACCGATGGTTCATTACTAAAAAAACATGGAACAGAACACAAGAGAATATAATGTTTTTAAAAGAACACTACTGGTTTTTTGAATCTGTTTTGCCAAATAAATTTTGTGATGAAGTTGTAAAACTAGCTAAACAAAGAAAATTAAATTTAGGTAATATTGGAAAATACACTGATTTAAAAAGAAAATTAAATAAAAAAGAAATTAAAGATTTAAAAAAGAAAAGAAATTCAAACATAGTTTTTATGAATGATAAATTTCTTTATGATGAAATATGTCCATACATAACCATAGCCAACTCCGCTGCTAAATGGAATTTTGATTGGGACTGGTGTGAATCTATTCAATTTACTGAATATAAAAAAGGTCAACACTATGGATGGCACTGTGATTCTTTACCTGAACCCTCTAATTCTCCAGATATTAATTTTAAAGGTAAAATAAGAAAGTTATCATGTATCATAAGTTTATCAGATGCAAGCGATTATAAGGGAGGTTTATTAGAATTTGACCCTAGAGACTATGATCCTACAACCGAAAAACCCTCTAGTAAAATTTTAAAATGTAAACACCTACAGAAAAGAGGTTCTATAGTTGTATTTCCATCTCATGTTTGGCATAGGGTTAAACCTATAACACAAGGCATTAGACATTCTTTAGTTATATGGTGTTTAGGATATCCTTTTAAATAAATGTATTTTGAAGAAAAAGAATTTTTATCTAAAAAAGAATGTAAAGAAATAATAAATATCTATAAAGATAATTTAGATAAAACTTATATTCATGGTTCTAAAACTACAGGGACCAAACCTTTAAAAATAAACAACCTACAATATTCTATTTTTAATAAAATATTAAATGTTATTGAAAATAAATATATAAAAAAATTTTTTAATGAATGTGTGCTTTCAAATTATGAAATAGTGTTATGGCCTAAAGGTTCTTATATGAATTCTCACTATGATGAGGGAGATGAGTGTGGGTTTTTTATATATTTAAATGATGATTACAAAGGAGGAGAGACAGAGTTGGTAGGTATTAAAAAAATTAAACCAGAGGCCGGTAAGTTACTCTTGTTTAAAAATGGAAATATGTTACATAAGGTTAATAAAGTTAAAATAAAAGAGAGATACATGTTAGGAGGCTGGTACATATGAATCATATGCAAAATATATTTGGAGTTCCATTGTTTATAAAAAAACTTGATTGTGATGGACAAGATATAAAAATAAGAAAAGGAATAAAAAGTATTAATAAAAAATTATATACTTTAGTTAAAAAATTAGAAAAAAAAGAAAAACACTTAAAAACAGAGTTTAGTAATTTAGGAGGTTTTCATTCTAAACCTTTAATAAACAATAAGTTAGCAGAAGAATTTGTAAAATTTGTACAGCCTATGGTGTACGATAATTTAAGATTGTTTCATTTTAAAAATGATATTCAAGTTACTTTTGAAGAACCTTGGTTTATTATAAATAGAAAAGGACATGAAAATCATATGCACACTCATAGTGGCAGTGACTTTAGTATTGTCTTTTATGTTAAAGCTCCAAAAAATTGTGGAGATATAACTTTTTATCAAAACTCCTATATCAATCATGGGTGTTCTTATTTTAATTTTGAAATGACAGCACAACATGCTTTGAACTCTATGAGCTGGAAAGTAACACCAGAAGAATCAATGATGGTTATGTTTCCAAGTTATTTACAACATTCTGTAAAAGAAAATCTATCAAATGAGGAGAGAATTAGTTTTGCTTTAAATATAAAACTTAAAGAAATCAAATGAGTTTTAAAGAAGATGGATACAGCGTAATTAAAAAAGCTTTAGATAAAAGTTTAATACATTTTTTAGATAAATATATATCTTTAAAAAAAGACATATTTACTTTCTTAACCAATACAAAATCTGTATCTCCTTTAAATGAAGATTATGGCACTTGGGGTTGTTCGCAAATTCCAGATAAAAAAATATATAATCTGTATGGTGACCCTGCTTTAGATACATTGTTATTAATTTTAAAAGATAAAATGCAAAAAGAAGTAGGATGTCCTTTAATAGAAAACTATAGTTATTGTAGAATTTATATAAAAGGAAATATTTTAGAAAAACACACAGATAGAAAACATTGTGAGTTTTCTACTACTTTAAATATTGCAGGACATCCTTGGCCTATTTTTATTAAAAATAAAAAAAATAAGAACGTACAAGTGGATTTATTACCTGGAGACATGTTGGTCTACAGAGGATGCGATCTAGAACATTGGCGAGAACCTTTTACAGGAAATAAATGCACTCAAGTTTTTCTACACTTTAATAAAAAGACTAAAAACAATATAAAAAATAAATATGATACTAGACCTACTTTAGGTTTAGGTTTGTATTACAAGGAGGATAAAAATGGAACATAGACTAAAACAATTAGAACAAGAAAATTTAGATTTAAAAAGTAGACTTAATATGGAAACGGAAGTTAAAAAATCTGAAGTAATGTTAAATAAAGAATTAAAAGAAAGAATAGAAACATTAGAACTTCAATTGCAAACTGTTTTAAAAATAAACGAAGAATTTTGTAACAAGGTTGCAAAGTTAAGAAGGATTAATAAAGAGCTTATAGATCAATGTTAGAAACCATAGTGCATGAAATACTTCCAACCCCTGTTGGAATAACACCTTTAAATATTGATTTAAAAAAATTAACTAAGGTATGTTATCAAGAAAAGAAAAAAGGTGGTAGAAATTTTAGTAACAGAGGTGGTTGGCAAAGTTTAGATGTAAAGATAGAAGATAGAATACTAAAAGAACTTTGCAAT